ATGGCAAGACCGCGGACGACATCTAAACCCAAAAAGAAAGCAGCCAAGCCGGAGCCAGAGATTGCTCCGGTGCATGTGGGCCGCTCAACCGGCCTCGAGGTGCCCGAAGCGAAGGCTGAGAAGATCGCCGCAGCGCACATGGCCGGCATGTCGATCCGTGAGATGTGCCGCGCGTTCAACACGTCGTACCACACGATCATGGCGCTGATACGCAACAGGCCGGAGCTGTTGGAACGCGCGCGGGAAATTACGTCGAAGAATTGGAAGACCTTGGCCGCAGTTGGGACTGCGGAACTCTTTGAGAGGATACCCGACATGAAGAGTCACGAACTCACTATCATGTCTGCGGTTGCAACAGAGAAATCTGAACTGCTGGCCGGTGGAGCAACGCAGCGTGTGGAGCATGTGATGGCGCCTGCGGCTGACTCTTGGAATAGCTTCGTGCGTGGGCTGAGGAGCGAGCAGGTGATCGATGTGACGGCGGAACGGGTGGATTTACCGGTCGGCTCAGAAGGACGCGAGGCGCAAAAGGCCGCTGCTCTGCCGGCTGCTGCTATTGAGATTGAGACTGGCTCTACAGAGGAAAGCGAGAGATGAGCCGCAACACGACCAAGTCGTTAATGCGACAACAGAGTAGAGCTGCTGCACATGAGAGTTATTGGGTTCGGTTATGGAGGGGAGGAGGGGGTCTGTCGTTATCAATTTCTCTAATACCCCCCACCGATAGCGCCTTCCGAAATTTTTTATAAAAACACCTTATGATCAAGCAAATCCTAACCGCCGCAAAGTCAACCCTTAGCCAACCCATTAGTCAACCCGCCGCGGAACCCGCCAAGCCAATCCCCTCGCCTACCCCAAAACCATCCCCGGCGCCCAAGCCGGAAGCCATCCTCAAGTCCACCCCAAAGACCGCCAAAGAACTAGCCGTCGAGACTGCCGCCCAGATCGGCTACAGCGCGGGCGACGTGGTTACCGCAGTCATCTGCCGCCATCAGCGCGCCCGTCATCCGCGCATGCTCTTCGTCGAGGTGCCCGACTGGTCAGAGCCAGTGGTGTGCTATGTGAAGGACGCCGCGAGCTGGCAGCCGGTCAATCCGCCCTACGACCGCATCAAGGCGCGCTGGTCAGGGATGGCGGATGTGGAGGGCCGGCTGATCTTTGAGAGCAGCGACGAGTGCAAGAAGAGCCGACTGATCCGCCGGAAATGAAGCGCAACCCAATCAGTCGCGGAAAGAGGTTTCGCATTCTGGCTAGAGACAGCTTTCGTTGCCGCTACTGCGGAGCAACGGCCGAGCAGTCACGGCTACAAATAGATCACTTAATTCCGCTCTGTGATGGCGGCGACAACGATGACAGCAATTTGGTCGCGGCTTGCGAGGATTGCAACTCGGGCAAAAAGTCGCAGCACCTTGATCAGCTAGTAGACAGGGGCTTGGCGGCTGGGGCGCATGAAAAATTGGCCGAGATAGCCAACATAGTTGACCAGTTCAAACTCATGGTGGAGCGCTATGTATACGACGCTCTGTGGACATATGGCCGGCACGGCGGCCCGCTTCATCCATACCAAAAGAATGGGCTGCTTGATATAGCCGAGGAAGAGAAGTGGCGAATTAAAGAAGAGGCAGAAGCGGAGGGCGCCAAATGAGCGAGCCCGCACCAAACACCGAGGTCTTCAAGTGGGTCTGGGACGAGTGCCCAGCCAAGAATGGCGACAAGCTGATCCTGCTGGCCATCGCCCTGTTCTGCAACGCAAAGGGTGACGGCTGGGTGGCGCCGGAGATGTTGCAGGCCAAGACCGGCATGACGCGCCGGAACATCGCAAGGTGCATCGACAAGTGCGTGGCCAAGGGATGGCTTGAGATCACCCAAGAGCAGACCGTCATCAATGGCCGCCGATTCGCCCGCCATTATCGCATCCCGGTTAAGTCGGACAATTTGTCCAATGTCGGACAATTTGTCCAAGAACCGGACAATTTGTCCAAAAAGTCGGACAATTTGTCACCCCACAATAATACAATCATCACAAGTCTGACAGGCGCGGTCGCTCCGGCTGCTTCGCAGCCTTCGCTCCCTTCATCTTCCGCTCCCCCTAATTCCGCCCCCAAAAAACGGAAATCTCGCCCCAAAGCGCCGCACCCTACCCTGCGCCCCGACTTGGACGACCAGTCTTGGTTTCGCCACCTTTCCGAGCTTCCCGAGTTCGCCCACGCCAAGATCGCCGAGGAATACGGCCGCTGTCGGACGTGGTGCCGCAACAAGGGTGTCGGCGCGGTTAGCCGCCGCCGGTTCATCAATTGGCTGTCCAAGGTCGAGGCGCCGCTCACCGAGCCGACCCCGCAGGTGGTCCGCCGGTCGGCTGCCGATGACTACTATGCGCGCATCGAGGCGCGCGTGGGAGGGATCAAGGCGTGAGCAACCTATTCGCCCTCGAAGAAGGAATCTCTGCGCCGATCACCGGCGGCGCCACCCTCTCGGCCTGCCGCAAGGGCGAAATCTCCGAGACGCTCTTCATTGCCGGCGCCATGGTTCACGACTGGGAAATCTTCACGCCCTTCGGCCACGCCCAGACGGCGGACGTGATGCTTACCCGCGCCAACGTCCGGCCAATCGCCGTCCAGGTGAAGACCGCCACCATCGACCGTGGCGCCTACCATGTCTCGGTCAAGCGCGCCACCGGAGGCCAGAAGGCCCGCCCCTATCAAGTCCACGACTTTGACGTTCTGGCCGCCTACCTGCCCGACCTCAACCAATTCGTTTTCTGGACCTTCGACGACATCAGCAACCGCGTCAGCGTCCGCTACGACCCAAATAAGCACCGAAAACCCGGTAACTGGGACTTGCTTAACACCGTCGCAGAATCATTAACCCAAACCCAATAATTGATTGCCCCCCCCCCCCTAAGTTATCGATTTTCTATTAACACCTAAGACAGCCAATGTCCGACCCCCAACTGTACATTTGACCAGTAATTTTATGAAACCCGCTAAAGGCACCAAGAAAAAGGCGAGCGCTCCCAAGGCGCCGAAAACCAACCTCAACGTCAACGTCGAATACCTCGAGCAGATCGCCGACGAAGCCATCAGCACCATCATGGTCCTGCGCGCACTGGTCGCTCAACTCGCCATGAAGCTGGAGGACAACAAATGAAGTTCAAAAACGGATGCGTCACCGAGGTGGAGCGCGGCGTGCCCGGACTGCCGCAGATCAACCACATGCTCATGCAGAAGGCGTGCGACAGATTCCTTGCCAAGCGCGGACTGTACAACCCCGGGTTCCGCCGCTCGGAGTGGCTCTTTGGCCGCATGGCCATTGGGCAGCAACGGAGGGCCGCAGCGTGAGCACGATGATGTGCCCCGACCTAGTTGTCGGCGAAGTCGGCTTCGGTCCTGACTTTGGCCGCATGGCCGAAAGCAACTGGCACCTTGCGGAGAAGCTCCGGCTCGAAGACGAGAACCGTGAGCTGATCCGGCAAGTCAATCGTCTCAAGTCGGTGCTAGAGCGCTGCACTCCAGCGGACAATAAAACTGCCAGCGAGCGCTTAGTTGCTCTTGGTCAAGACGGCTACGAGCTATGAGCGCCGGCAAAGGCGATACCCCGCGGCCGGTCAACGGCAACCGCTACCGGCGCAACTACGAGGACATCTTCTCGCCGCCCTACCCTGCGTGGATCTGCCGCCCGTGCGGTGAGGCTTGCGGCCGCGGCATGCCAGCCGACCACATCTCCACATGGCATGAGGACACCTGCGGCGTCTGCGGCAAGGTCACTTCCGTCAGCGAGCCGCGCGATTTCGGCCACCTAAAAAAATGGCCCATCCTCCCAAAAAACCCTTGATTCCCATGCCAACATTTGCCAACATATGCCTACAGATCACGCCACGACAGAAAGCAGTCCCACGTCATGGCTACTGAACACCAACCACCGCCACCGCCCGAACACCACATCACACCATGGTTAGAAGAAACATTTCGCCTCGTCGATGCAGCTTGCGACCGCTGGGAGCGCCGTCGCGCGCGTCTCGCCCGGAGGAAAGCGGAAAATGAACGCGCTGCTGCTCACCTACCTGTTCGTCATTCTGGCAACGATCATTGTCATAGTGATCATCGAAAACACTGACGACGGAGGCGCCGCCTAATATGATCACACCACACGACCCCAAGACCGAAGCCTACGTCCTCGGCGCGCTGATGAACCACGGCGATCTCCTCGCCGAACTTCCCGAGCTGACCGACGAATACTTTTTCCGCCCCGACCATAAGACCGTCTTCAGCGCGATCAGCGAGATTGTCGTCGACGGCGGCACACCGGACCTCATTCAGGTCACCCGCCTGCTCGAAGCACGCAAGGAGCTGGTGAAAGTCGGCGGCCCCGGCGCTGTCACCGAGATGATCGGCGCCGCGCTGACCCGCAACATCGACTACCAGCTCGGCATCCTCCGCGACTACGCGGCCCGCCGGAAGATCATCACCGCAGCCGACCGGATGAAAGCCGCCGCCATGGACACCACCCAAGATGCCGACGAGGCGCTCGCCACCGCCGGCACCGCAGTTCTCGACATCGACCTTGCCGGCAAGTCCGACACCATCCAGCCCGCCAGCGCCATGATGCACGGCGCCCTCGCCGAGTTGCACCGCAGCGTGGCCGAGCGCGGCAAGCCCCGCGGCATCGTCACCGGCTACAAATCCTTCGACCTCTGGACCGGCGGACTGCGCGAAGGTCAGTTCGTTTTGGTCGCCGCTCGTCCCGCCATGGGCAAGAGCGCCCTGCTCGTCAATATCGCCGACCGCCTTGTTGCCCGCGGCATTCCGGTGCTGCTGTTCTCCCTTGAAATGCTGAAGCTGGAGCTGATCCAGCGCATCATCTGCGCGCGGGCATCCTTTGACAGCACCCGCTTGAAGCTCGGCGACATTGAGCACGACGAGATGCGCCGCCTTGAGCATGAGCACATGCGTCTCGCCGGCCAGCCGCTCTTCATCGATGACCAGGGCGGTCTTTCCATCATGGATGTCCGCGCGCGTGCGCGCCGCGCCGTCAAAAAGCACGGCGTGAAAGTCGTTTTGGTTGACTACCTGCAGCTCCTCTCCGCAAAGAACGCGCAGTCACGCGAGAATGAGGTCGGCTTCGTCTCCCGCGGTCTCAAGAGCATGGCCATGGAGCTGAAGGTTCCGGTGCTCGCCGCCGCGCAGTTGAACCGCAAGGCCGAAGAGCGCGGCGACAACCGCCCCAAGATGGCCGACCTCCGCGACTCTGGCCAGATCGAGGCGGACGCCGACATCGTCACCCTGCTCTACCGCAAGAGCTACTACGAGACCGAAAGCAACCCGCAGGACAGCCACGAAGCCGAGTGGACCGTAGCCAAGCACCGCGCTGGCCGCACCGGAGTCATCCCGCTCATGTGGCATCCGCCGTATACCCGATTCGACACCGTCAGCGACCGATTCACAGACGAGCCGGACGTGCCGTGGGGACAGGAAAAGGCCAGCGACCTATTCCCTGTCTCGCCGAAACTCATGGAGGCCATCAATGAATAGCAGAGCAAAGGGCGCCCGCGGAGAGCGCATGTGGCGCGACGAGCTGCGCGAAGCCTTCGGCGACTCTGGCATCCGCCGCGGTCAGCAGTTCAGCGGCCTCGGCGACTCGCCCGATGTCGTCTGCCCGTGCCTGCCCGACTTCCACTTTGAGGTGAAGTTCTGCCAAGTCGTGAAGATCCGCGACTGGATGGCCCAAGCCATCCGCGACGCCAAGGCCAAGCTCTTCCCGGTCGTTGCCCACAAGCGCAACGGCGAGGAGTGGTTCATCACGCTGCGCGCCACTGACTTCCTCACCATCCTTCGCCGCTCCGATTTTCTAGTCCCAACACAAAAACCCAAATAACCACATGAAAATAAAGCAACCGAAATACAAGACCGTCACGCTCGCTACTCCGTTTGGCAAAGCTGGATGGGTCTACGTCAACGCTCCCAAGATGTTTGAGGGCGACAAGAGGGCGGCGTATCGCGCCGAGCTGTACGTCACCAACAACGACGCCGAAGGTGTCATCGCGGCAATCGAAAAATCGTACGCATCCGAATACAAGGCATGGTGCGAGGAGGTCGGCAAGAAAGCGCAGAAGGCCGCCTTCCCGTGGCTCGAGAACGACGGCGTCACCAAGTTCAACTTCAAGGTCGCCGACGCTTGGCCAGATGGCACCAGTCGCCAGCCCGAGCTGACGGACATGGACAAAAAGCCGATCACCGCCAACATCGGAAAAGACAGCATCATCCGCATCATGTTCCGCCCGCATTACTACAATGCGTCGGCTGGCTTCGGCGTTCAGCTTCAGCCGATCAAGGTGCAAGTCAAAGACCTCGTCACATTTGGCGGCGGATCTTCCGCAGACATCGACTTTGAAGATGTCTCCGATTCCGAAACGCTGAAAACCGGAACCGACAACAAAGAAGTCACCTGGTAACCCTCATGCCAGCCAAAAACACCACAGTCAAAAGGGGGGCGGCAAAACGCCGCTCCCCTTCCAAAGCCGCCAAGCCCGTTGAGCCGGATCGCTTCACCGAGGACGGACGCAAAATCGTACGCCTCGAAAAGACCCGCGCCCACCAGAAGTATCCGCTCAAAGACGGCACCGATGTTCCGGGCGCCTCAACCATCGCCAAAATCGGCGAGGACAGCAGCGGACTCATCCACTGGGCGTGGAAATTGGGCATGGACGGCCAGGATTACCGCAAGGTCCGCGACAAGGCCGCCGACATCGGCACCGTGGCGCATTTTATGATTGAGTGCTTTTTGCACAACCACGAACCCGACCTCTCCGAGTTCTCCCCAGCAGACGTTGAAAAAGCCACCATCGCCTACAACAACTTCCGCCGCTGGTGGGACAGCGAGGGGTTTACGGTCATCGAGCCGGAGGTGCAGCTCGTCTCCGAAGAGTTCCTCTTCGGCGGCACTATCGACGCCCCCGCGCGCGACCGCGACGGCAAGATTGTCTTGTTGGATTGGAAGACCAGCAAAGCCATCGTCCCAGCGCACAAGATCCAGTTGGCCGGCTATGAGCAACTCTGGAACGAGAACCGCCCGGACATGAAGGTCCAGCGCCGCGGGATCGTGCGCATCGGCAAAGAGTCGCCGGACGACTTTGAGGTGTCCTGGATCTTCTCCGCAGAACCGCTGTGGGAAAACTTCAAAGCCCGCCTTGCGCTCCACTACGCGAACCTGCGTCTCAAGAAAGCCGCCTAAATGAAACGCACCCGCCGGTTCGTCGTCCGAGAGCAGACCTTTGGTCTGGTCGTGGAGTTCTATTGCGGAACCCCGCAATTATCGGCGATCCGGCGGTGTGCGAACATTCTCCAGCTCGACCCCAAAGACCCCGACAACCAGCCCGACGACACCGACGCCGCCTGGGCCATGTGCCTCGGCAGCCAAGCGGTCGTTTGGATCGAAGACGCCGCGGACACCGGCTCGCTCGTCCATGAGCTGTATCACGTTGTGCAGGATTTCTTAAAGCACATCACCAGCAGCGACGAGGAAACCGGCGCTTACTTGATCCAATACCTTTTCCGAGAAGCCATCAAAAAGAACAAGCCATGAAAAAACCAGCAGGACTATACGCAAACATCCACGCCAAGAAGGCCCGCATCGCCGCCGGCAGCGGTGAACGCATGCGCAAGCCCGGATCGGCCGGAGCGCCGACCGCCAAGGCATTTCGCCAAGCCGCCAAGACCGCCAAAGCGCGCCGATGACCTCCGGCGCCCTCATCGCCTTGGTCGGCTTCATCTACTTCGCCGTTGCCATCGATCTCGGCCTCATCCAGCACCGCTACTGGCATAGTCTCATATGGCTCGGCTACAGCATCGCGCAAATCGGCCTCTGGCGCGTCACGATTTATGAGTAAATACGATATTATGACACCGGAAATCGCCGAGATCGACAAAACCATCACGCTGCTAAAAACACAGCGCCAGAAACTTGTCGCCGCGGCGGCAAAGAAGAAGGCAGACGCTTTGTGCGCCGAGATGCGCAAGCGCAAGCAATCAAAATGACTTTATCTGACGGCTCAAGCGGGTTCTCGTCGCGGTTCATGTGGTGTGGCCGCGCGGACATTCCGGGGATGCCCAGCCTCACCGCGCGAGACGAGTGGGGCGCCGTCACACTTTTCAATGATCTCCTGGCCACCCCAAAACTTCCGCGTTGAGGTAGACGGCATCGGCACCTGCCGCGTCCTCTACGTTGTCGCGCAGGGCGGCATGGAGAACGACTACGTCACCGTCTGCCGTGAGGACAGCGGCCGGTGGCTGACCGCGCGCATCGACCAGCTCGCTGCCGCGGAGAATCCGACTTTGGACATTTTGGGCGCCGCGCCGGTTTAACCAACGGCTTGGGGAAGCTGGCGTTGCGCAAACGCACCGGCCGGCGCCCGATCTACTTCGTGAACGAGCACGCACAACGCTTCAAGCCCACGCCGCACCCTGTCATGCAGGTCGATCTTGACTTGCTTGAGAAACTAGGACCGGACGAAGGCTGGAAATATCTCAAAACACGCGAAGAACTGATCGCCCGCGAGGCATCAGACCCGTTCCGCTATGGCTACATCCCGCCGGTGTGGAAGCGCGCGTCTGAGTTGCTCGAAAAGCACCGTGAGATCCTCGTCATGGGCGGAAACCGCAGCGGCAAGACCGAATGGGCGGCCAAGGAAGTCATTAAGACCATGTATTCCAAGCCCGGGGCCGTTGTCTGGTGCTTTCAAACCACTGCTCCGAACAGCATTGAGCTTCAGCAGCCGCGCATCTGGAAATACATGCCGCCGGAGTGGCGTAACGCGCGCAAAGGACAGGTCACCAACATCACCTACAGCGTCAAAGGCGGCTTCACCGAGGGAAAATTCGTCGCGCCGAACCAAAGCATCTGCGTGTTTCGTAATTACGCGCAAGATCCTTCCACAATTGAGGGCGGAGAGGTCGATTTCTGCCACGCAGACGAGCTAGTGCCTCTTGATGTTTTAGAGACGTTGCGATTTCGCCTCGTAGACCGCAATGGCAAGCTCGCTGTCACATTCACGCCGGTTCAAGGCTGGTCGCCGACCGTGGCCGACTACCTGTCTGGCGCCAAGACCATCACCGATACGGACGCCGAGCTGCTCCCGCTCAAAAACGACAAGGGCGAGATCTCCGGCTACGACAAGGTGCCCATCGAACAGATCAATCCCAAGGGCCGCCCGATCCTTTACTTCCACACCCAAAGCAATCCTTGGGCAGGTTGGTCCCGCATGAAGAAAGAGCTGCAGAGCGAGACCAAAGAAAAAATCCTCTGCCGCGCCTACGGCGTCCCCACCAAAGCCATCAGCGGCCGCTTCCCCTTGTTCAATCCCAAGGTCCACGTCATCCGCGCCTCGGATGTCCCGCAAGGCACCCGCTACCACTGGGTCGATCCGGCGTCTGGCAAAAACTGGGCGATGATCTGGACGGTCCACGACACCGCCGGCCGCATCATCGTCTACCGCGAGTGGCCAGACCAAGCGTCCTACATCGAAGGAGTCGGCTACGCCGGCGAGTGGGCGCTACCGGACGGCAAGAAGCTCGACGGCAAGCCCGGACCCGCGCAGCAGGACTTCGGCTTCGGCCTTGAGCGCTACCGCGACGAAATCCTGCGCGTCGAAGGCGGCGAGGAAATCTTTGAAAGGTGGATGGACAGCCGCTACGGCCACGCGCGCACGCTCGGCAAGGAGTCGCCGACCACCTTGATCGACGAGATGGCCGACTTGGACATGAACTTCACGGCAACCCCGGGCGACAGCATCGATGAGGGTGTGTCGATGATCAACGATGCCCTGTCATACAACCCCGAGAAGCCGGTAGACGCCCGCAACCAACCAAAGCTCTACATCAGCGAGAACTGCAAGAACGTCATCTATGCGCTGCAGACTTATACCGCGGCGGACGGCAAAAAAGGCGCGACAAAGGACTTTATTGACCTCCTGAGATACGTTTGCCTTTCGGACGCCATCAACGTTGAGGGCGACATCCTGCGCTGCACCGAGGGAGGCAGCTACTGATGGCTCCATCCGGCATCGTCCCGCCGCCTCCGCGTGTGCGCCCATGGCGCGGACGCAGCAAAGAGCCGCCGCGCTGTGGCGTCTGTGCCAAGCAGCTTGGTATTGAGGACATCCATGGCGTGGACGAGATGCTCGGGCCGGTCTGCCATGAGTGCGGCCCGCACGTCATAGCCGCCAACAAAGTCATGTATCCGTTCTGGGTCTAATCTTATGTTCACAAAAACCAAAGCCATCCCGGCCGATCTCTACCGGCCAAACGACAACTACGAACCCAAGGGTGCCCTCGCCTTCAGCCGCGATCAGGCGCCGCCGGCCTTCATCGCCGTGATGACCGAAATCCAAGACCGCATCGCCGACACCTCCCTACTCGTCTCAACAATGGCGACCGCCAAAGAACCCGGTTGGCTCGCCCACGCCAGCGGACAACTCAACGCCCTCCTCGAGCTGTGGGACGCATTGGAGCAACGCCGCGTAGAGTCATCGAAGCTGGAATAAAATAGTGCTGGACTTTTGTACAGCAGCCGCTATACTTATTAGTATCAAAGTGGAGTCGTGCCCTCATGGCACATCGGTTTGATCGGACTGAGCGCCGCCCGCTCTGGCACTACTTGGAGGTTATTCCATGGACGAAGGGAAAGCAGCTCCGGCTGCAGGTAAGGACGATATACTCTCGCTGGCTCTTGAAGAGCTGACCGGGCAACCGGCGAAAAGCGAGGAAGCGAAACTGGATGATGAATCCGGCGATCTTTCACAAGACGAGACAACTGAGGAATCCGCGGAGCAATCCGAGGAAACCTCCGAAGATAACGAGGAAGCGACGAGCGAAAGCTCCGAGGACGAAGACGAGGCCGGCGAAGACGAAGCGCCCACGCAGGACAAGGTCCAGAAGCGCATCGACAAGCTGACGGCCCAAAAGAAAGCCGCCGCCGAAGAAGCCGCCACCGTCAAAGGCCAATACGAGGAAGCCCAAAAGCGCCTCGCCGAGCTGGAAGCCCAGGTCAACGAAGCCGCACGCCCCGTGCTGCAGCCGACCGCGGAGAACCCGCTGGCCGATGTGGACACCTCCGAAGCGCTGGACGCCAAAATCAAGTCCGCGCAGGAAGTCCGCCGCTGGGCCTTAAAAAACAGCGACGGCGCCACGGTCAAACGACCGGACGGCAGCGAGGTCTACGTTGATAGCGACCA